ATCTATATCCTTAACTACTTGCCCTTCACAGATTATTGTTATCATCTCTTCCCCCATACCAGTTGCTCATCCGGTAGATTATCCATCTCATATTCTGTAACTTCTTGGTGCAACTCTTTGTTATACCAGAGGTTGTCATCGACCCTTACATATCTACGTCTAGTTGTAAATATAAATCTAACTGCGCTTATTATTATTTCATCGTCGCTTATGATTTTTATTATTGTCATTTTTTAAATCTCCAGTTAGAACCGTTATACTGTTCCGTGTTATTATGATCTTACTTTTCAAGTATGGGGATATATCATCTATGTTTTGGGTTGATATTCTTTTCATTGTTTTAAATCCTCTATGTCTGCAAGCATTATTTGCATATATTCTCTTTCTGTCTCGGCATTCTTTTTAACATGCCTGATTCTATCTTCTGTGATATATCCTTTCTTTATCCTCTTGTATACCGCTTGTGTCGTTATACCGTTAACCTCTGCATAATTAGGAATACTTAACCATTGCTCCATTGTTGTCTCCTCGCCCCGAAGGGCTTACCTGTTATACTGTTGCTGTTTTATATCCAGCTAAGAATCCAGTCCATATTGCAGCAACTAATATCTCTTCATATGTTCCACACTCTTCCATTGTTAGATTCAAGTTCCTTCCTACTGTTGATTCAAAAACAACTCTAATTTCTTCTGTATTCATCTTGTTCTCCTTAGGGTAGCCCGATAGACTTTTTAATTCCCTTCTCCTAGCACATACTGGGATTGCACCAATATTAACTAATATCACATATGCCATATTTACACGGTCTAATAATGCTAATGTGCTTTATTGTTCCCTTCCATACTAAGTTATGTTTTAACTATATAACCCTTATTAACTCTTGTAAACTCTTATTTCTTATTTAGATATAAAAAAAGACAATAAAGTTAATTATTGCCTCTAGACTACTTAACAAACCACTATACAAAGGTAAACTCTATATAATTACTATCTGAATATCCACCGAACTCTACTGAATAACCTTGATAAGTCTTATAGTCATCGTCTTTAATTACTCCACGTTGTACCATATGGTCAAGGATAAACTTATTAGCTACCGATTCAAAGTTGGATAGATCCCGTCTACGCTTATCTTTAAAGTATAGAGTGAAATGTATCTTAAATGTTTCCGGTGGATTAAATTGATACTGTAATAAATATTCGTAGACTTGCTTTTTAATCTTGTTAGATGTTTGATAATGCCAGTTACGATAGTTATTAAGATTAAGTGAAGTTCTTTTCTTGGATGATACACTCCAGCCAGATAACGGGAGTGTATAAGTCTTAGGTGTCAAAAAGGTATATCGTCACTGAAATCATGACCGTTTGAATTATTATTACCAGATGGATAATTCTCATATGACGGTTTATTACCAGTATCGTTTTTTTGGTAGTTAGAACTATTATTTAATTGTGTTTGTTGCTTATCGCCTTTGCTAATTATCTCTAATTCATCAACCTTGATTTCTACTTTAGATCTCTTTTGCCCGTCCTGTTCCCATGAGCTAAAATTTAGATTTCCACTAATAAATACTTGAGTCCCTTTAGATAAATGGTTTTGTAATGCTTCTGCATACTTTCCAATCACAACACAATTAAAATAATGCTTATCTTGTTGCCAATCATCCCCAACCTTTCTTGATTTACTAACACCTAAAGAAAACTTTAAAAATGCTGTACCATTGTTATTAAAAGTCATTTGTGGATCTGCTGTTAATCCTCCAAACCCCGTTGCTTTCATTCCGTTATCAAACATATGTTCTCCTTTTATTTAACATCTTTCCATGTTTTGTTATTACACACTCTTGATGCGTACCTAACATTAATTCCATATTTATCACTAATCTCTTTTAATGATAAACCATCTAATCTATCTTTTCTTAATTCTCTTACTGATTCTGTATTAAGAATACTTTCTTTTCTGTTATTCTCTAACTGTGTTATCCATTGGCAATTTGATGGTTCATAATTCCCATTATTATCAATTCTGTCTATTTGATGTTTTAATGAAGGACGTTTACCCATATCACCATAAAAGTTTTTAAAATCATTTAACCACCTTTCACAAACAATGATACCTCTTGCCCCATAATATTTGTAACTCTTATGGGTTTTACAATAACACCTATTACGCATACTCCACCATAATTGATGTTCTGGATATTTTTTATATCCATTTCTGTGATGTATTACTGTGTTTGGATCTCTGTTTATTAGAAATATTCGATAATGCTTTCTGCATAGACCGGAACTATAATATTTATTATTACATCCCTCTTTTGTACACGCCATCTAATATCCTCCTTGGCTACTCATTAAGTATACTATTTTTAATGCTATTTATCAACTCCATTGCTTCCAGGGGATTACTCGCAATATTAATCAAAACTCTACTATTATCATCTGGACAAGTTAACACCATCATATCTTTATGATACATAACCTCTCGACCAAACTTCTTTATATTTGACTTACTAGCAGCTACTTTATGAGCAAGCTGGAGACTACTAGCCCCGAACCGTTTACCGCAGACCTCGCAGCAATAGTTATTATCTTGTATCCGTTGCTGCTTGGCTTCGTCTGCTTCTATCTTTTCAAGGTTGGTCATGCTAATCCAACTCTATTATAGAACCGTCAAGATTAACCATTCCATTACCATCACAAGTTTTACAATAATAAGTTCCGCAACCTTTAGCCTCTGGATCTTCACTAAAGTTATCAGGATAATCTTTTTCTTTAACCATAACCGTAGAGCCTCTAAAATCTCCATCTGCTCCAACATTATGACTATGAGGTGCTAACCCGTACCATGTAGCCTCGCCACAACAAACAGGACATTCTTTATATTGTGTCATCTTATCTCCCATAACTCATAAAATCTTTAAAACTCATCTCTTCTGACATATCGCTGTTAAATATTTCCTCAGTACACCATCGGATATCTTTGTATTCTGATAGTAAAATGTAATCTGCTTTGATTAAGTTCGGCTCGTGTTTTCTGTCCATACTGTATCCTAAGTTAAGGCTATGCGTTATTATTTCTACATTTGGTTTACCTGTAGTGTTTATTTTAATATCTTTCATTCTATTCTCCTAAATTAAATATTATTGCTTGCATCTCTTCTATCTTTATTAATAGATCATCTTCTGATAGTTCAATACATTGTTCTCCACAATCACACTCTCTATATTCATTAGGTTTTAATTCGCCTTTTGAATAACCATCACATTCACTACAATAATATATACTCATTCTATCCCCTTAACAAAACTTTGATTTTAAATTATCAGTATATTCTTTGTTCTGTTTATTCGTCTGCTCTATATCTTTCTTATCAAGATACTCTTTTATCTGTTCATATTTTGGAGTGCTAACACCTAGTTTATCCATAAGCTTAAATATCATATCAACTAATTTACTCGCTTGATTAGGTGTGTAATCTCTCCAACTCTTTAACTTTAATTCAATACGGTTCTTATTACCATTATTAAAATCATCAATAACATAATCCGGTATAGAGTAAAAATCCTTAGTACCTTTCATGCTATATTTATCGTCTACATATTTATATATGTTACCTTCTCCGTAATCCTCTTTTAAACGGTCTTTCAGTTTGTACCAGTTAGCAGCTCTAAAATCTAAAGATATACCCCCATCGTCAAATATGAATTGATCCTTGTTAAACATCCAATAGTAGAACTCTGGAATGATAGCATGGAATAAACCGTTAAGCTCTAAACTTTTCCCTGTCTGCTCTTCTATATGGTAATACTCGTTAGCTTTAGGATGTTTCCCCTCAAAGTAGAATGTAGCAAAACCCTTATTACTACACTCTATACATTTACCTTTAAGCATTTAAAGCGCCATATTCTTTTATTAGTTCATCTACTAAGTACTGGTTAGGTAATAAACTTTTTTCGTTTAGTGCTTTCTTCATATCCTTTAATTCTATAGACTCCGCAAACCTTGGATCAGTTAAATAAGCTCTAACAATATTAGATGTAATTTCTGTTACTTGTGCTTTCACATCTACAGGAGTATTATCTTCTGGAAGATCTTCACCAGCGTATATATATAATCCTAAACCAAACATAGCCAGATTCTTAGTCAAACAACGCATAACAGTTTTATTGATAGCCATTGCATCAGGGGTTAAATTAGCTTGGTTTCTATTATCCATAACAGGCAACCACATTTCGTGTGTTAAATCTTCCACCGTTACAGTTGTATAACACATATAGCCAGTTTTATTATTCCCGAACATTGGCATTCTGCTTTCATTCTTTTCTATAGTATATGTAGCTTTTGGGAATACTTTTAAAAATGCAGTCCATGCATTAGCCCATGATAAATAAGTCAATTTGCCTTTCTTGTCTGTAAACTTATTTACATCTTTCTCTATAAGAACATTTATACCTTCAATCAATTCTTTCTCATCCATTAAAATAATTCTCCTATTAAATTAGTTCTGCATTGCATACAATCACCATTTTTCAATAGTTCCTCGTAAGTTTGTACCTTTGAACAGTGAAAGCAAGTTATCTCACCCTCTAAAGGTCTAGTCGTTGACAAATCTATCTGATCTTTCTTTGTATCGCTCTGTACTCTTTGCTTTCGGTTCATATTTCTCCTCCAACTCTTTTATTCTCTGTCGTTGCTTTGCTATAGTTATGTTTAATTCTGCTCTAGTATTCATTTGACCATTTTGATAAGCGTCTGTTAAATGATTATCAATACACTGTTTAATCTTCTTCTGAGCGTTCTTATCGTCTCCCCATTTAAATACTTCAACCAACTCATTATATCTTGAAGTTAATCTCTCATCATTGATATATGGTTTGTCTGGTGTTGGTATTATCTCTATATCCATTATTATATTTCCTCTAACTTTAGAATAGTATAACTTTCTATTTCATCATGTATCATGGGGTCACTTTTAAACCCTTCCCAACTTTCACCATTCCAATATAAAATCTTTTTCCTGTCATGGTTGTAAAACTTAACAATATAATAACCTATTTCTATATCCATTCTAAACCTCTACAACTATAGTATAATATTCTGTATGATCTATCTTTCTATCATAAGCTTGTTCTAATTTAATTGTCTTACTCTCTGTATCTGGCTTAGTCATATGAATTACTGTATCACCTTCTAATGTTCTTATCTCTAATACATATTCTTTATCCATTCCGTTCTCCTTGTCTAATATACTAGCCGATAGGGTAAATACTGTCAAGTAAAATAATATTCATTATTGTGTTTTATTATGTATTGACGTATTTAATATAGTGTGGTAACTTATTTGTATGGATGATAAATTATATAGTGTAAATCAGCTTATGGAAAAGTTTGATTGTAGTCGTAGCTTAGTTAATAAGTGGTTTGAACGTGGGCTTGTTAAAACAAAGATAGGTAAATTAACAAGAGTTAAAGAGAAGGATTTAGAGGAGTTTATTGAAAGTGGAAAAGCTTAAAAAAGAGTTAGAACAAAAGATTTATGAAAAAGGTGTTTTAGATACTGAAATAAAAGGATTACAATTATTGATAAAAGAAAAAGAATGTCCTTTTGAAATTGATGATATTGTAATTAGTTTTGGAGACAGGGTTGTATTTAAAGGGTTTAAATTAGATAGAGGTTATTGGCAACCTAGAGTTTTTAAGATTAAGAAAGATGGATCACTCTATTCTAATCCTGTATATGTTAGTAGTTATGGTTTTAATAAATGTGAAAAAGACGGGGTTTATAGATGACAGAATACGCTAATATAATAAGAGTACCAGAGTCAGAGTTACCAGAGAACACTTTTAAATGTGCTGTATGTTGCGTTAAGCCTGATCGTAAAGGCTGTGCAAAGTTTGAGTTTGAGCACGGGTTTGATTGTTGCAATGAGAACAATCATTTTTATAGGAAGGTTGACAAATGAGAAACTTATGGACAACAAAAGATATAATGTATTACTACGGTAAAACAGGTAGACAAGTTGCTGCCTGGAGAAAAGACGGGTTACGGTGTACCGCGCTAGGATCTGGATATATTTATGAATATAGTGATTTAGTGGAGTTTCTTAGTGAATGAAATAATAATACCTCTTAATGATTGGAAGGTTGGAAAGCGTAAGTATAACCTATCTATGAATACATATAGGAACTTACACCACCAAATAAGTAGTAAATTAAAGCGTAATTTTAATGAATACATGATTGGATATTGTTTCAAAAAATATGATAGACCAATTAGGATTCATTACACATTATACTTTAAGGATCAACGAAAACGGGATCTAATGAACTTTGTTGCTGTTGTTGATAAGTTCGCCCTTGATAGCCTTGTTAAGCGCGGAGTGATAGAAGATGATAACTATAGGTATGTTGTAGGTTATACGGTCGAATATGGCGGTAAAAGAGATATGAATTGTATTAAAATGGAGATAGAAGAAGTTGATAGATTTAGTTAAGTTACAAAAACAGGTTTGGAATAATACTGTTAGAATGGGTTATACAATCAATAAGAAAACAACTATAAAGAAGTTAAAAGAAGAGTTGAAAGAGTTTAAGCTATCAAGGGTTATTCCTAACTTTAGAGCCGAGCATTTATCTAATATAAAAAATAATAGTGATTTTGTATTTAATTTTGAGTGTCATGTAAAACATTCTGAACATGATGAGATCCCAGATATGTTTTTTGTATTGCTATCTTATTGTGAACAAAATAATATAGACTTTGAAACCCTGGTTATGAATAAATTAAAATACAATAAGTATAGGGATTAACCCTTAAAATACATTGCAACGTTACCCAATAAGAATATTGCAACCATGATCCACATTTCTACATTGAACTTCTTATCGCTTTTTGTAGCTATGTGGCTTTGTATATGCGTATCTATCTTCTGTTCTATTATTGGTACTTTGTCTATTATCACAGCGTGTTTATCTACATCCTTCCGTATTGGGTGCAAGGTTGCTTCTAGCCATTCCCGTTGAGTCTTAAAGCCATCTGTTATTATTTCTTTAAACTCTTTGCGCTCGTTGTCTGTCATTGCCATTCTCGCCTTACTCCATACAATTTATGGATATATATAGTATGACACCATGATACACCCAAATTTAATTTATTATATACTATATATAGTGGTGTTGTCCATTTATACCGATTCAAACAACCATTTTCCGAGTTTCGCATCAGAACATATATCATTATCATTCTTAACCTTAGTTATTTTACGCCTGATTGTATCGTTAGCGTTGTTGATTCCTAAGAACCTGGATATATTATCATAGCTCATTCCGTTGCAGAATAGTTTTATTATAGCCTTTTCTTCTTCTGTTATATCTATAACGTCAATATTTCTGATTATTGCTTTGGGTTTATTCTTTTCTCTGATCTGTTTTTGTAGATCTGCTATCTTAGATTTGTATTCTTGATGCTTCATATAAATATTTCCATATAAAAACAAGAATGCCATTATTGCAACTATTGTTTGTGATGGCGTTGCTTCTGAAAATGTGGATTTAATAACAATTACAATTAATGATGAGAACGCTAATAATAACCCGTATTTTTTATTAGTATTTTGTTGATAGGCAAGAATAAAGAAAACCGAAGCCCCTAAATCTGTTTGGTCGATAACTGCTATTTGATAAGCAATTCCGATTAAAAAGAATAAGATAGACTTCGTTATTTTACTTGTCTTATTATGGTATATTAGAAATGAAATTAAAATAAATGGTATTGTTAAATATGACCTTTGTATAATATCTTTATGTTCTAGTATCTGGTTTACAAAATTAAATAAACCAATAGATACTATTATAGCTGAGTTGAAATAGTCTTTAGTCACTCCACCATTTATACATACCGACCTTTGTTTCTTCTTCGTTAAGCTGTAACTCAATAACCTTTCTTTCAATTGTCCTATCTTCTTCATGGCTGTTCTCCCGATGCTCTATTATAGCAAGGGTTAAGACTTTTGTCACTTTACTGATTGCGCTATGCAATAAGGCTTCTGCTCGTTGTTCGCAATTATCAAAAGCTTCCTGTGGTAAGTATCCATCGTTTTCTACTTCTTTTAATAGGTCTTTGCCTAATTCCGATTCTAATAATTTCGCTAGTTCATGTTGTATTTTCATGTAAACTCCTTTTGCGTATTATACTATACAAAGGTTAAGTATTGCAAACTCCTTGACTTAATATTATTTATAGTGCATAATGAAACTATAAATATGGGGGTATAAATGGAATTAGTAGAATACAAACATAACCAAGTGTTTTGTGATAGTTCAACAGTTGCTAAAAAATTTAATATACAACATGCAAAGGTTGTAAGAACTATCGAGACTTTAGCAGACAGATTAAGGGTGACAAATTGTCATGCTAAAATAGAGAAGTTTGAAAAGACTTATAGGAATCAAACTTTTACAGCATACTTAATGGATAGAGAATTTTTTAGTATGCTATGTATGAGGTTTAATAATGATAAGGCTCTTGAATGGCAAATAAAGTTTAATAATGCTTTTTATGAAATGGAAGATAGAATAATAAAATCTATCAATAATAAATCAGACACCACCTTTATTGAAGCTAGACAACAAACTAAATTAGGTAGACGAGAAGAAACAGATGTTATTAAAGATTTTGTAGATTATGCAACAGAACAAGGTAGTAAGAATGCAAAGTTTTACTATAAGCATATTACTAATTCTACATACAAGGCACTTGAATTAATGATACATAAGAAACCAGCGTTAAGAGATACTTTAGATATATATCAACTGTCAGAATTATTACTAGCTGAGAGAGTAGCAAAAAACAGTCTTAAGAAGTATATGGATTTAGGTCGAGGCTACAAAGATATATATAAGAGTGTAGCAGAAGATCTAATAGTGTTTGGTAATAGTTTAAAATTAAACTAAGGAGATAGGATGAAGAAATTAAAAAGAATTTTCCAATTAAGATTATTAATATGGAGAGATCAGAGCGGAATATGTTTTAAGGTAGGGAGATCTTATGGTGGGGGATGTTGGGAAACATATGTTCCTAAAAAAAGACCATTCTATTATATTATCCCTTTATTTGCTGTTAGAGAGGTGGGATAGAATGAAGAAGTGTATTAATAAGTCATGCAAGGAATATGATATAACAGAAGACAATAATTGCGAGGCGTTTTATAATGTAACAGATAACGAGTGCGGAATATATTTAGAAGCTACTTGTAAGTACACATACAACAATACTCATGATACTTTTGATTCAGAATGTATGTTAATACTAGATTTAGTAACAGATATTAGTGACTGGAAATGTTGTCCTTGCGGTAAAACAATAGAGATAATAGGTCAATCCCCTATATTGGGGCTGGAGGGGTAATGAGTACAATATATAAGATAGAAATGGATGTAGTGTCTGATTGGGTAAAACTATCAAAAGAGGAAGTTTCAACAGCTTTAATAAATATGATCAATTCTCAAACTAATTATGTTTTAAGAGTATCTGGAACAGTTAAAGTTAATCAACACAAACAAATACAAGCACCTATAATAAAATTGGAGGAGAAATAAGATGTATTTAGATTATGAATACACATGCAATAAATGCAAAACTGATTATATAGGTGAGTCTGATATTGATGATTTGCCAGAATCAAAAACAATAACATGTGAAGAGTGCGGTCACAAAATGGATGTGCAAATTGATATTGATGTTATTGTCAATGTTAGCTCGGCAAGTTAGTTTAAATCAATCCCCTATATTGGGATTAGAGTAATTAAACAGGGCTTGACCGCCCAAGGAGAGAGTATGAAAGTATTGATGATATTGGTTGTGTTGTTTATGGGGTGTGCTTTGGATAGATCTTATGATAGTAACGGCTTATGGGTTTCAAACTGCTTTAATATTAATTTCATCTCTAATAGTACTCTCGTTTTAAACAACAAGATAGATGAAACATTATCCACACATAATTATTATATGGATAATGGATATATTTATTTAGAAACAGGATACAGTTACACTAAATATTTTAGACTATATAAGTGGAGTAAAGATGAGTTAATTATTAGAGATAATAAAACAGGTCTTAACTTTCTATTGATAAAGAAATAGTTTATTTAAAACTTCCAAAAAGTAGCTATCCCTGTCCCTGTAATTATAGCTTTTGTGTTAGTTCCATCTGAAAAAAACGCACCACCCGTAGTTGTGATTATTGTATTACCATTCTGTTGTATTTTTACATCTCCTGTTCCATCATCAAATCTAACGTTATACATGCCTCTTGGAATAGGTGCGCCACTATCTGAAATATCCCATGTTCCACTTGTAGGTGTAGTAGTAGGGTTAACAGGCTTATCAAACGCTATTGCTACCTTATTAAAAGATACTATCCCATCAATAGCGAACGCATAACTTCCAGCTCCTGAGTTTTCTAGTGTTAATAAATAATCTAAACCCGAATTACCTTGGATAGAATAATCTCTAACACCTCCAGCGCTCAAAACAAATGGGTATGAACTTGTTGTTGCGTTATTATATGCTTTTAACATTGTACTTGTTGAAGTACTATCTATAGCAACAGTAGTTAATAGATTTATTTCATTAAATTGTAAATTCATAATTTCAACTAGAGCTGTAGTAGATGCTGCCATGAACTTCAAACCCATACTGGTAGCTGTCGCATCAGTAGAATATACATCCATACTTGCCTGGACACCAGCACCAGCACCAGAATCATCTTCACTATAAAAAGCAAATCTACCCCATGCCTGATCTGGAACCCATAAAGAACCAGAATATGTGTTTCTGATTGTTACATCAAGAGGGTCTTGCCCTGATTTCCCTGATGCTCCATACATAGTAACAGGCTTTGAAAAATCATTTGCTGTAGGGCTAAAGACTGCCGTTCCTGCTCCTATTTCAACATTTCCACCACTAGGCTGTAAAACTATAGGATAGGCTGTTGCAGTAGTATCAACTCTTTGTGATTGAATCCATGACGAACCTGATGACAATACAGTTCCAAATAATAATCCATAAACATCGTTGAATAACATTGATGCTGTACCACTTTTCACCCCTAATGTTGGGTATACTCCTGAACTAACACCAGATATAGTAACAAAGTCGGTAAACTTTTTTGCTCCGTTAAATGTTGCTGCCTGATTTCTAATATAATCAATATTTTCATTAGTCTTGTTTATATCTGCAAACCCAAACCCATCGTTACTATTGTAAAATATTGGTGCTGTCCATCCCATTACACTCTCCCTCGTCTGTTCATGCTAAATTCTCTATGATCTAAGCTTATATCCTGAGATATTACCTTATATACTTTACTTGTGTATAAATCTGTCACTGTTATCTCGTCTCCTAATTCTATCAATGGGTTTCCATTCCGTGTAAACTCTAAAGATAAATCTCTTTGAGCATCTTTAAAACTTACAAGGTTGTTCTCTGCAATATCCACCGCTAGAGCCTTAACCTGTAATGATCTATTAGATGGATAAGTAAAAGCTATTCTACCATTCTCGTTAATAGAATCCGTATCAGTTCTATTTGTTGATTTAATACCGGACACTTCATAAACTGATCCTGTCGCTTTAAGCTCAAAATCTTGTGCTGTACCATTATTATTTTTAACTGTCACACTAGCACCCCATGAGTATTCCACATAACTATCTACTGTAACCCCTGCTACTACTGGAAACACTATTAACTCTGTTATATCTGATACAGGTCTTGTATTATAGTTTATAGTAAAAGCCTGAGTTGCGCCACTGATAGCCGTTATAGTCTCGGGATCTGTTGAACCTGTCTCATATACTACCGTTCCGGCTGTTTCTTTTAGTGGTGAAGTGTTAACAGTTATATCATTTACAACGTTACCATATACAGGTTGATTATCTTTATTATCATAATCTGATCTATCAAAAGTTTGTACTGATCCGCCTGGAAAGTTCTCTAGTTTCTGTATCTGTACAACTCCTAATCTATCGACCCACACAGTACTGCTTGACCCTCCGGCTAATATTTCTAATGCTCGCCTATGGCTTTCACCCTCCATCCACATTACAGGGATAATATAATCTGTACCGTTTAAGTCAGTATCAATATTATATTCTGTATTAGCCAAACCAGCATCATTTAATACTGTTTCAAACCAGTCTAAAAATGTATCATTTTTAATAACGTTAGTCGTTATGTTTGTCTGTGTTAATAGGTTAAGCCGATCTCTTGCCGTTGTCGTTGCCTCTTTGCTCGCTTCCGGTACATCCCACTCGGTAGTCCAGCCCTTAAACATTGGGTGATACTCTATTCCTGACGTAGTCATTAGTCCGAGAGATATCTCAACAAGAGCGTTAGGTTTTACTAGTCCGGATAATCTTGAAGCTGTGTTATTAGCGTCGAATGGTCTACCATCCCCGTTTATTAGGCATACTGAGGCTTGGTTGGAACTTATAGCCCCTGTTGGTATAAATCCATCATTTGATATTTCCCTCTCTTCTACGAGGCTCCACGAACATGCTATTTCATCTGTATATATTTCTTTTACTGATGTTGTAAACTCTGCTACCTTAACAACAGTGTTTGGCTCGCTCCACTTGGTCACATTTAAGACTACCTTATCAATATCAGCTATCTGTGTAAAAGTAGGTGATAAGTTCATAGAGCTATTCCCTGTTACGGTTTCAGTATGTATTAGTGAGACTCCATCATAAAACTTTACAGTGAAATCTACCCCATATTCTACAAGCTTATCGTCAAAAGCTATATAGTAACTAGACATTGACCTACCATCTGTATAATCTATCTGTGATGTAGCATTTATCACACCGGAACCGTCAGCTATTGAAGCAGACCACCAACCCATTTCATTAAAGTTACTTGCATCCACATCAGGGCATAAATGAAAAGAACCGTCTAGTATAGCTTGACCATCCAACTCAAACCATTTGTAGGTCATTACAGTTCTACCATTAACCATTTGATCGGGATAAGAGATGTAATTATTATCTAAAGATGATCCTGTTATTGTTGGATCTAAAAAAGCGTCTTTATATGTTATTGTTATCTCAGTAAAATAAGTCTGTATATGTGAGTTAATTTTAGTGTTAAACTCTGAGCTTGCAGATATCAATTAAACCTCCTGCATGTTTATAGTTACAGCATTGCTATAATAAACATCTCTCTGTATTAACGATCCTTTGGTTGGTGGTTGCATTAATACCGTCTTGGTTGTCTCACTTCCTGATTGATCCGTGAATATATATGATAGAAACGTATCACCGGATATCTGTAATAAGTATATATCAAAGAGATCATCAAAATCGCTCTCTGACATTACGCTCCAAGATACTGAGTAATTTCCCTTAGTCCCTATGATATTAACCTTTAGCGACCCGTCAGCACTCTCACCGGATACATATTTAAAAGTGTCCTGCCCCTGTTCATTTATACGGCTCTCGGTTATTAACGTTGATTCACTACCAGATAGTCCTAGTTTTAATACTTGTACAGCCATTAGTTTATACCTCTTCTTTGTTGCTCTTTGATGTTTCCAGTATATAGGTCTTTTGACAATCTGTCTAAATCCTGTTGTCTTGGTGGATATAAACTATTGATGTTGATTATAGTTTGACCACCGCCACCTCTAGCGTTTACTTTATCAGCAAACCTGTTTAGGATAGCTTCACCCTGCGAGCCTCCACCTAGTATTAGTTCCTCATTGCCTCTTTCCCCTACTGTTACATCAACACCACGTTGACTACCTGGGATTATTGCCCCTGTTGCTAGTTGTGGTTTTGGTGGTGGTTGCTGTGACCCAACTACTGCCGCTTGTGCTAATCCCATTGCTATAACGGGAACCTGTGCACCTAGTCCGAATATACCAGTTTGACCGTATACTTTCGCAACTCCAATTGCTGTATCTATTGCTATTTGTGTTAGTGCTAAAGCTTTATTTGCGTTAAACTCTGCAAGCTTTATATCGTAAGCATCGTCAGCAGCTGTTTGTTCTGCTTCTGTTTTAAGCCTATTGTATTCTTCTGTCCCTAGTAACTCTTCGTCAAGACCTTCTATAGTTGCATTTTTTTCTGATTCAATCTCTTCCAATCTTGCAACATTACTATTTTCCCATATACTATTTAGTGATTCAGCAATACCAGTTACAAAATCAAACTCTGCTTGAATATTGTCTATTCTTGCTAATCTATTTGCTTCTGCATCTTCTGCCCTTTTCTTCTCTAGCTCTATTAACTTTTCTGTTTTCTCTTCTTCTAGCTTTAATTCATCGTCAATAGCTTTTTGTTTAGCTTCTGCTTCTGCGTCAAATATAGCTTGTTTATCTGCTTGTAATGCTTCTAGTGCAATAAGTTGATCGTCTCTATAAGTACCATCCGCTAAAGATACTTTTGTTATTGCTGCAATCTGGTCATCTATTATATCAAGCTCTGTTTTAGCATTCTCTATAACTTTTTGTATTAATAAATCTTGTTGGGTTACTGCCAATACTCCGGCATCATATTTAGCTTGACGTTGCTTTTCTAGTTCTTCCTCTGCTAATCTTTCTTCTTCTGTTAAATCTAAAAGTCTTTGCTTGTCGTTTATCTCTATAATTATTAGTGACCTAATTCGATCTTTAACAGCTATTTGTCCTTCCAATAAAGATATTTGCTTAATGAATACTTTTTGGTCAATTTCTGCTAATTGTTGAGTTTTCTTTAAATCTTCAAAAGATGATTTCTTTATCTTTAATTGCAAGTTAAGTTCTTTGGTTTCATCTTCTAAAATTAAAAGTCTTTGGTTTGCGGTGTCAGTTCCTTCTTCTATTGCTTTTTCTGCTTCTGCTAAATTGTTAGATTCTCGAATGAAGTCTGCTACTGCGGATGTTAATTCGCCAAAAGCCGAAGTTGCAATAGTTGCAGCTGGTAACATTGCTCGACCTATTTCTACCTTTAAATCGCTAACTGCTGCTTCTGCTATTTTAGTTTGATTGGCAAATGAGTCTTGAGATCTCTCAAAGTCTCCCATTGCATTCTTTGATTGCGCCATTACTAGTGTTAATGTTGCGTTTGCTTTTGCCTGCTTCTCTGTTGCAAAAGTTAAGCCGTTCTCAGTCTGCCTTAAAACTTCGGCTTTTAGATCTGCTTCGTTAATAGATATCCCAAGAGCTTTTAATGATTCTCTTTCACCTAATAATGCTTTAGTAAGAGCCTCGCTTGCACCTTCTGCTCCACCGGAAAAGTTAGTGAAACTTGCTAAATCTGAACCAAGGGACAAAACTTGTGTTGAAAGGTCTAAGGCTGCTGTTTGTGTGAATCCTAGACCCGTTAAAAGATCTCCTGTTCCTGCCAACATATCTTTAGCACCTGTTATTGAAGTGCCATAACTATCTGCAAGGGCTACCGCCATATCATTAGCATCGTCAGCCATACTAGAGAATACAACATTGAATTTGTTTTGTGTTTCCTCTGCGTCACTTGCTGCGTCAATTGAAGCTTTTGCTACCTCTGCTAATTTTGAAGCTACAAGGGCAAGACCTAATCCGGCAAACATAGTTTTTAGACTTTTTGCCATTCCTGTAACTGATTTAGATACATCATTAGTACGTTTTTCAGATTGATCTACTTTTTTATTAAAGTCTTTTGTTTCAGCGTCTATCTTTACAAATAAAGTACCTAAATTATCAGCCATTATCTACCCCATAAAGCAGCTACTTCTTTAAAGTGCTCGCTTGATTTTTGTTTGTCCTTTTGACCCCTGTCTAACCAGTTTTTAAAGTGTAAGTCATTCCACATCATCAATATTATACTTGTTGGTCTTTGGTAGATTCTATCAATAGTTTCGCTTGATCTCGAACTAATATCTGTAATGATTCCTTGCATATGTCTGGGTGTATATTGTACTTTTCTTCCATCTCTACATATAAATTGGTCACTTGGTCTAGAACGGTGAGTTTCATTTTTGGGAACTTTTTTTTTTGACCTGTAACAAGTTCATAAACCCATCCTTGAAACTCTTCGTATTGATCACCATTTAATTTCTCAATGCTCTTTATGCCATAAAAAACATATCTTTTAACAAACTCCCAAAACGCTTTTAATGGTGTATATCGTTCTTTTAGTTTAGCAAAAGATTGTCTTATTAAATAAAGTCCTACCTTATTAACCATATTGTTTATGTCTAGCTCTGTAAAAGTTTCCTTCTTTACTTGTTCATCCCATAAAGGTTTCATCCTTACAATTTCCATGTAAGCAATATTTGATATTTCTAGTTTTCTTTTACCAAAGTGTATGTATTTAAAATCTTCATTGTGACTGTCCATGTGTTCTCCCAAAGTTGAGCCAGCCGGAGAACAGCCAACCGACCCAACGAATTAATATTATGTTATTAAAACTATATTATATTCAGTTACGAATAACTGCTCTAATACATCTCTGTCTACATCTTCCTCTGCTGACATTGCAATAGGGAATCTCTGAGCTTTATCAGCGTCAATATCGTTTTTCCCTGTAATTGCCATTCCTGCTACTGTGTTAGTTTTAAAGAACACAAAAGAAGTATCTCTATAGATTGGTGTTACACCTGCAACTACTACCGGAGTAGTATACTGTAGTGCATCTGCTGCGGTTGCGACATCAGCCCATCTGTTTGTATAACGCATCATAATAGGGACTTGATTAGAGCCTCCACCAGTGAAAACAGATCTTGCACCATTAACATCAGTAACAAGTTTGTCAATTCCGCCACGTAATGCAATAACATTAGTAGGGTCTAAAGACCATAGCTCATAGTTTAAAGCTACCTTTTGCCCTGCGATACCTGTATTGATATCCGGTTTAGTTCCGTTAGATGGTTGCCCCTCTAGCGGCGTGATCTCTTCTGTAAAAGCTGGATTATCACAATAACCGACCTCTACCCATACGGCTGCTGTATGGTCTGCAACTATAGGAGCATATTCAACCTTGAATGACCCCCCTAGCATAGTCTCTTTTAATTCAAGAGTTGATTGATATAGTGCCATGTTATGCACCTCCTATATTAATTAACCGTATCTCCACGGCTGTATTTACTTCGTTTGCTGTTGGATCTGGTATAACTGATAATATTCTTGCTTGTGTCATCATATTGTAACCATTAGACACACCAAACCAACTTTGATATTCATCTATAATTGTGCTTGCTAATAAAAAACTATTCCTCTCTGTATTTGCATAACAATTTAATGTGAACACTGATTCTCTTTGATTAAAGTTTTTGTCAAGGCTACTGCTGTAGAATGTAATTGCTGGTAAATCTGTTTCTGTCTCTGCTAATACTCCACCTTTAATTAATGGGATCGAACCGCCTTGGTAGGTTCCGAGCAAAGAGGTTATATTACTATTATTTTGCAGTAAAGCGTTTAACGCTGTATAAGGATCATTTGACAACGGCTTTTTCCTCCTCAGATATAAATATTTTTAGTATGTTCTTTTTATTGTCGTTTAAAGCTGGTCGCATAAAAGGATAAGGTTTATGTCCCGAGGTTGTTATCCATCCATATCTTTCACTAAAGAAACGCCAGGGAGTTGTTCGGCCTCCTCCACCTTCTGCAAATCTACCAGTTCCAAACTCTATATATTTTGAGTATTCAACATTCGTCGAGACTGTAGCTGTAAGATCTTTTTTGTCTACAGCTTTAACTATAGAGCTTCTTAGATATCCAGTGTCAACATTCTTATTTGCAGTGATTATTAATTTAGCGTGAGTTTGGACAAGGTTGGAGGCTCTGGTTAAAGCTATAATTGTTCCTGAGTTGATATCCTTCTTTTTTTTATCGCCATACCAGACTAATTCCGTATCCAATGCCATGCCTAGATTATACCCTACATAATAGACTCTTGTCAAAATACCGCTTAAATTATGTTAAGTAGTTGTCATGATAATAATTGTCGATATGCTAAACCCTAATAAAGCACCTAGAAAGAAGTTATATATCTTATCAAGAATTGTTTCTGTCTTTTGCTTTTTTAATGATTTCTCTAATTCTGTTATTTGACTTTCCTTGAGACTTATTATTTTTTCGTATGACTCCGATGTCATTGTTGAGTTGTTCTGTAATGTCACTATTGCCTTTTCTGAACTTTGTAATATTATCTCGTTCGTTTCCAATAGCTTGTCGGACTTCTCTGTCTCTATCACTATTTCGTTTGCTTCCTGATCCGTTAGAACCACCTCGCAAAACGCTGTAGATAATAAGGATAAGAATAGCAAGAACACAAATAATAATTGTCGTAGTAATAAACGCATCCATTATGCCTCCAATTTTTTAGATACTGTTTTACCTGTTAGCCCTACTGTAACAAGCCCCAAAGACAGAGCTACACCGTTTACATCAAGTTTGCCAGTAAGTGCAAGGATAAGCCCTACAGCAACCCCAGAGACTACTATAATAATAGATAGTAACCTCATCATTGAATATGTTCCGTTATCTTCTTTTAGTATGCTCATAATTACCCCTTTTTACTAACCTTAACAACCCTTCTAATATCCATATTGTTTCTATAATGATTATCCCATACATCAAACACATTGTACTCTTTACCTTTCTTTGATATTAAGTTAGTGAAATGTCCATAACCATAATTGATATAATTTACAATATAGAAATCATTTAAGGAATAATCTATATCTCCCTTATAGTGGTGTACTATTTCAAGGTTAAGGATGTGTTCAACTACAGCCCATATTATTAGATTGCCATTGGTATATCCATTGTATAGTATCAAATCTCTATCTAAATCTATAGGTGTTATCTTATTATCATTGATTAGATTATTTATATTACATAGAGAGGTTAAGAGACAACCAACGCTCCCGATTGTCTCACTTGAGTTGTTTAATGATTTATCTTTCCATAATGGGTCATTCTGGTAAAACATCTTTGACCTCTTTGGTTTCTTCTGTGACTTCAACATCAATTTCTGGAGTATCTTTCTTAGTAGCTTCCAGAATAGATTTTTCAGACTCTTCATTTATTTCAGTCCTCATCTTATCTTTAGCATCCTTCATTTGCTTATCAATGTTCTGCTTTTCCATATTCTGTTTAAACATAGTAAACATAACCCCAGCTTCACCACATGGCTTAGTCTCTAAGTAATTGTAGATGTTAATACATAATTGTTCTGGTAACTCGTAATTCATTTGTTCTCCTTTTTTCTCGGTTTAACAGGGAGTCACCGAAAACCCCACGATTTATTTATCGTCTTTAGGTTTCTTCTTAATCTTAACCTCTTCAATCGGGTTGAATCTATCCATTCGTGTGGGTAGTTCAAGAATCCCTTGAGCATTACATTTATACTCGATTTTAACCCCGTTAATTATTTCTGATACATTGGTCTTTGGTATTGGCTTATGTTTTATCATACTTGCCTCCTGAGGTATATTAACGCTTAACATCTGTTAAGTCAAATTAGATCCATTTAACTAATAATTGAGCTTGTGGTAATTGCTCTTTCAACATATTCTTTATTAAATTGATTGCCATCCGTTGTTTAATATCATCGCGACCTTTTACGTATATAGAGTAGCCTTCTACTTTTACAAGCATAAAATTAAACTTCTTTAAATTGTTAAGTGTTTCTGTTGCTATTAAATCTTCCTCATCCCTTGTCATTCTATTCTCCTTTATATTACTTATTTACGATCTAACCATTTTGGTCTAGTAGATTTATTATTAGCTTTCTTTCTTAACTCGTTAGGATCACCTTTCATTTTAATACGCCTTTTCCTTTCTTCTCTTTCTTGTGCTAATTTATATAAAAAAGGATCGTTACTAGCTGACCTGTTTGATATTAGGTATAATCCTTTTTCTTGCAACTCTCTTTCTGTCATTGTTCCAAATGTCATATTCTCTCCTTTCAATCTAAACCTATTTGTTTAAACCTTCCATCCAAGTTAAATCACCTAATCCACCCATAGAATCAGCATAGGCAAGCTCTTTGAGGTTATTAAACCATTTATGCTCCATTAGTCTTTTGCGCTTTTCTGGTCGCATTTCGTGAAGATGTTTAATTCTCATGTGATGTTCAATACAAAATAAAGCCTCGTGGTAAATGTCATTGAAATAATCATCACTCATAAAGATATCGTTAGCAATAATTTTACTATGCTTTTCGTGTCCATAGGCTGTAATTTTACCGTCAATTTCTTTAGTGACTTTAATTTTACCAACATCGTGAAGTAATGCACTCCATAAAGTAACCTTATTTATTACTCTAAGATTTTGTAAAACCTTTAATGTGTGATTCCCAACTTTTCCTTCTGGATGTACTTTTAAAGATTGTACTACAGATATCATTTGCCATAATTCTTTCAGTGGAACAAATAGAGGTAATACAATATCCTCACTTGCTCCATGTTCTATCATAAATGCCTCTATTGCTTTCCTAACTTCTGGTGGTTTAATTTCTTTCATATATACTCCTTTTATCAATAATATTAAAAAATACTAGGGCAAACGAACCCAGTCATAGACATATGATTTCCCTATTATGGTACAAGCATACTACTTAGCCCCAGTCAAACTAAGAACACCACCAATAGTTTTTAATGAACTATATCGGCTTGAAATGTATAATCACATCCAGATATCAACTCTGACATATTTAAACAGCAATTTAACCCACTTACTGTGAGAGGTATCCTGCTCCTCCGCTCGACCTATGTACCGGTTTAGTGTCCCGTCTTATATACTACCCAGACAGTCAAAGGGCTATAAAAAAGAGCTTAATCTGTACTCCTTTCTTATGATACCACTCATAAACACCAACAACCGCCACAGTATTAGTTAAGGAATACAAATCAAACTCTTTGTATTATGTGGCAGTATGTTGTCATTAACAAGGCTGGTAACCTCTGACAATTACAATAATAACATTAATAACTATATTTGTACATAACGTTTGTTAAGGTGTTTTGTTTTATTAAATTATCTTACTAATTATTGTTGACGCTTATTAAATAGTTTGATATACTATAAACAGTTAGAGAGCAAAGGGAGATAAGATGATTGAATTAGGAATGAGAGTAACGGACGGAGATATATGCGGAACAGTTGAGAGTATTAACACAGACCATTATGGGAATACATTCGTATTAGTTGGATGGGGTAAAGAGTTAAACCTTTACAATAACACAACGGTAAATATTAAACATTTAAGAGAGTTAAACTGGTAACAATTGCCCTTCGGGGCTTAATATGATGAGAACTTTCGGTGGTCGTTTATTAACCGTTTATTTGTGGGGGATATATGGATAAGTTAAAAGATAAAATTAAACAGTTTTTTTGTAGACATAAATACGGAAGGTCACATCTTGGATTAGGTAATAAATGTTTTATGACTATTACTAAGTGTAGTAAGTGTGGAAAGTTGGAGGATTGATATGGACAAAAAGAAGTTAGATAATTTTCAAGAAGCTATGAAACCTATGATAAATCAAAACTTAGAAGGCTTATTGTATGATTTGGATTTATTACCAGAACAATTAAATACTGAGTGTGACGGCAAGAGATATTCTGCAATTATTAATATGAAAGAATTGATTGAATCATTAAAGTGTTGTGGTAATTGTGGATGGCATAAGGATACTACATGTCTTCATCCAGAAGATAATTGCGAGCCATTTAATAAGCTTTTTAACTGGACACCTAAGGCAGTGGGATAATATGGAAGCTGAAGCAATGGTAGGCGGTATTTTAAGAGGTGGCTATCTAATAGACGGGTTATTTATATTTCATGCTGGTACTGTTAGATATGAAGCAAAAGATTTTAGATTAGTAAGGGTATTTGAATGAGTGATAAAGATGAAATAAAACTAAAAAAGTGCAAATGTGGAAACGAGCACATTAATATTGCTCATGAACATCATAATTTTTCTAGTTGGTGGAGCATTTGGTGCCCTAGATGTTGGCCTAAAACACATATTATAAATACAGAAAGAAAAGTAGTCATTAAAGAGTGGAACGATGGGGAGAATAAATGAAAAGACCAAAAGAATGTTTAAGTCCAAATAAAGAAGATTGTATTTTAGATATAGATTGCACTCATTGTCTTTATTGGCAAGATGAATTAACTAACCTAGAGACTTCATTCTATTATATTGATTGTTTATCTTTGGAGATGCCACACAATAATCCAGAATTAAAATATATTAAAGATTTTAATACCGAACAGCAAGAAGAGATAGACAAGTTAAAGCGTGGAATAAATAGTCATAAAGCTCACTGTGGAACACTTATGACTATGAGTAATATGCAAATGGAAGTAACTAAAACTCTTGGTAACGTTCTACGGGCTAACATGGGCAAACTATATACAGGGGAGGATAAATAATGACAGCATGGGAGTACTGCAAGACGCAAGGGGTAACAATGAAGCAATTATCAACTGTTACCGAACAAAGCCTTGAGACGCTTAAGAATTGGTATCAGAACCCAAAGAAAAGAAAGGTGTTTGAATTAGTTATTAAAGGGATGGATAAATGAAGTTTAAAATCAAGGAAGTAGGAAGTATTATTGTTGGTGTTTCTATTAAATTAGGACTTATTTTTATGGTCGCAATGATTATTATTGGATTTATTGTAAAGTCTTTGAGTTAGTGATTAAGGGTATACAAAAGGAGAGAGTATGAAGAAAGAATTAAAAGAGTTTTTAGATGGATTAACAGAATTGTCATTAAAAACAGGGGTTACGATTGGTGGGTGTGGTTGTTGTGGATCTCCATATACAACTAATGAATCAATAAAAGGGAAATATTCATATAATATTATAGATGATGATGTTGAGGATGTTTGTTGGGATGAATATAAGGAAAGTTAACCTATAAGTTAACAGTATAAGCGTATAAGGAGAACGAGTATGAAGTTTTTAAAACAACTATTCTGTAAACATAAAAATTATACTGTTATGACTACTGGATATGTAGCAACAGAAACATGCACTACAACTTTTAAACATGAGGGATGTATTTGTAATGATTGCGGGAAAGTATTTGTAAGATATGTTTAAGGCTATACAGTAAGGAGAAGTAAGTGAAAGAGTTTAAATTAGTTTATGAAGATATATCTTCTATAGAGGATGTTGTTAATAGAGAATTAAAACAAGGGTATGAGTTAAGAGGAAATATAATTATTGATGGAGACAGGGATTTTGTGCAAGTCTTAACAAGAGATAAAGAGCCGAAGGAGACACTATGAATAGATGGAGACTATTAGAGAAGAGGAAGAAGCTGGAATGTCAAAGAAAAGAGATGCAATTTATAAATGATAGTTTCTTGGATAAATGGAATACTAGAGAAATGATTAAAGAAGAGTTAAGAGCTTTTGGTAATAGATTAAACATTTACGTTACTACTGAATAACCAACGCCCTCAGTTAAGAGGGCTACCTGTTTTGTCTTATCGCTCTACAGAGTTCATAGTCATCTATAGTTAATGGTCTACCAGCTTTTAATTTAGCGTCGATTATCTTCTTAGCCTTAACCGGATCTATCTTCTTAACCTTCTTAGGTTTATTTACTTTCTTATCAAACATCTTAATCCTCCACCACATGACCTTGTACTTTTGTTCTATAACTTGCGATCCCTGTTAGATTGTCCCTAACTGTTGCAACAAACGTATCCGCTGTATTGCCGTCTAATCTTATTACTACACCCTGTTTAGATTGTCCAGCCCAAGTTATTCTTGATCGCATACCAAACGAACCTTGACCACCTGATCTAATAGGATAAGCAACGTCAAACCCTTCCAGTGCAAAGTCTCCATTGTTAACAGCGTTAAATAAGTTATTACTTCCTATTCCGTTTTCTTTTCTGAAATACGTACCATTTGCTAGTTCTGTAATATTACCATATAGCCCGTCATCACCCGAGGAAGACATAACCATACTTGTCATCATTCGAGTTATATCCCATCGTGTACCTGGCTTTGGTCTAACCATAAAGGGAATGTTTACACTTGCTCCGTTCTTATTCATGTCTATATCTAGTAAAGCACATCCGCTGTCTGTAGTAAAAGGGTAGTCTAAAGGTATTGATAACCCTATTGTATACTGATTCCCTGCTATTGGTGTTACTGATATAATTTCTGTTTGTGTTATTTTACTATCTTCTTGTAGGCATAAGAAATCCCCTATTAATGGAGTTATCCCTGTTGATTCTACATCAATGGTTATATCGTCTTTTGCTGTATCAGCTATGATTATTATATTATCTAAGATTTCGCCTAAATATAAACTTAATAGCTCGGAAGATTGATCTTGAATAGATACATCTAAACTATCACCTCGTACATTTCTAACATTATTCGGCATACTAAGCCCCTTTTTTTCTTAAATAAACTGTTATCCAACCATAAGAGAATTGTGGTTTCCTTGGTCGTCCTGTTATTGAATAAACTACTGAGTCTATTGTAACTTCCCATGTAGCTAATATGTTTCTATTTGATGTGTTATCTTCTATTACTGCCTTGTATCTTGAATCGTCTTGTATCTGTTGACGTGCTGCAATCTGTGTTGGTGATAGGTCTACAAAGTTACCACTAATTACAACAGGAGTTGCAGGAGTATATACGGGTTCATATGTTACTGGGTCTAAAGTTGTACCACCGCCAGCAGGATCTACAAAAGACATAGATACTTGATTAGTATTTTGTATTAATCCTTTATACATTAATGATACCTCTTCTTAAGTGGCTTAAACTTTCTTAATTGTTGGTCTGATGTTGTTGAGTTGTCAGCGCTGCCTGTATCTCCATAAGAGACGCTTTCACCGTCAAACGATTGTGACTTAACATTCCCACCACCTAAGTTAATAGATCCCTCTGAGAGCATCAACCAAACTAATCTAGCATAGTATGGAGTGTAACCCTCTGGCAGTGTTTCACCTTCATCCTCATCTATTACTGTTGGCAAGATGTAACACTCTACTCGGCTTTGTGCTATAGGGTTGAATCGATCAATCTTTGTGTCATATGTATTGTCTGTTATATCTAACAGTTCCTTGATTTCTTCTGTAGTCATCCACGCCATATAATTATGCCTCTTCTATTTTCTTCTTAAGTGTTTCAATACTATTTCTTTCAAGCTGTGAAGGTGATCCTAGACCAAGTTCATGAGCTTTTTTTACTAGATCTAATTTTTCGTTAGACGCTGTTTTCTGTTCTTTAACTTCTTTATATGGGTTAAGAGCTTGTATCTCTACAGGTATATCTATAACCCCATTGATTGATTTATATGTTTTACCCTGATAAATATAATCAGTTTTCCATCTATGTTTCATTGGTTCTCCTAATAAAGCCCCCAATTAAGGAGGCTATTGTTTATGCGGTTATTGTAAAAACACCCATCTGACAAGAAGGATTAACTTCTACAGATATTTCTGCAACAACTTCAACTTCCATAAAGTCACCCTTTTTTCCTAAAGGAGTAGACTCTAATTGTCTTAGTGGTCTCCAAACAATATCAGAGCTATTCATTGCGTAGATCTTATCAACAGGAATGTTTACATCTGTTTTAATCTCTAACTGAACACCGTTAAGAGTTAAGAACTCAACAGCTACAAAACCTCTTGTCTTTGTGCCGATATCTCTTCTGAAATAATCGTCATCAAATGCAGAGAATGTTTTCTGTGTTGCTGGATTCATCCATAATTGTTTAGGCTTTGCACCAATAACATCATACATATGTGAAATAAATGTAGAGATATTAGCACCGATGTTTGTACCAGATGTAGCATAACCGTTAGCTGCAACATAATAAGCAACACCACCAGCAATTCTAGCAGTTGTATTATCTGCTGGATCTACTTTAAAAGTGTTCCATAAAAGACTTGCTGAATCATCCCTGAAACCTTTAATTATCATTGCTATGTTTTCAATCATCTCTTGAGTACCGACTTCTTTGTCTGTCTTCATTTGAGTCATAGAAACTTTTGCTGTCTCTCTCATAATTTGAGATACATTCTCAACTTTGATTTTAGGGTTTCTAGTTGTTAAAGAACCTTCTGAACCTTCTAATTGAGCATTAGATATAGCTGTAACTGTTGCGTTAATAGCTGCGTTTGCATCTGTCCCGTCTACTAATTCAACAGTAAGATTTAAAGCTGCAATACTAATAACTCTAAATACCATTGCATCTACACCAACCATTGAGCCAGCTACAAAAGGAGCTACGGAATCAACTGCAAGTACACCGTCTGCTATTGTATAACCACCAGATAATTCAGTAGTTCTAGGTTTCTTCTTTTGTTCCCACCAGTGGAATTCAGATCTTCTTAAATTAGCACCTGTAGAGATTACATCAAATAATGTCTGTGGTGTTAAACTTGGTTGTAAGAACTTAGTTGAGAAATCTATTACATTCTCAATAGGATCATAACTTGTTACTATTGCCGCCATTTAGCGCCTCCTGTTTTTATTCAAAGGCTTTGTTAAATGCACTCGGCATATTATCCACCTTTGTATTTCCATTTAAATTATCTCTACTACCACTTAGGGCGGTTTCAATCTTTTTAGTTTGACCTTCTTTTGCAGTTTCTATTCTGCCGTCTAAAAAGGTCTTGTATTTCTCAACAGATTCAACACTATTAAACTCTAGTGCTTCAATTTCTTCTGCTGTAAATCCTAATTCAAGAGCCTTAACTCTTACATTAAAATTATTCTCTTTCTTTGCAAACTCAGCCTTATTATTTAAGAAGTCATTTTGTGCATCTTCATGCGCTTTCTTTTCTTCTTGTACTAATCTCTCTGTTGTTTCCTTTTCTGTCTCGTTCGCTTTTAATAGCTCATCATATTGTGTTTTCTGTGTTGAATTAGCAGTATTTAAACCTGCGATCTCTTTCTTTTGAGTCTCGTTTGATTCAATTAGCCCTTTCATTGTTGCTTGTAACTCTTCCATTGTTGGAGTAGTTTCTTGCGCTTCTGTAGTTTCTGCTACTTCGCCTGTCCCATCGACCTGCTTTGTCTCATCTGCCATGTTAGCCCCTTCGCTTAAATTATGCTTAATTATATACCTACACGCATGTTAAGTCAAATAAACGCTTGGACATAAAAAATGCCCGACATAATCTAATATATCGGGCGTAGAGAAAAAGATATCTAAGGAGATAGATATGATAATTTAGAATATACTTTTTAGATGTGTTTGTCAAACTTACTTGAATAATACTTCACCATAACGATTAACTCTAAGGTTTTGCTTTTCTGCGTACTCTTTAAAGTTCTGAAACGGTACTACTTTATTTTTTCCTGTCTTAACGTCCCTTTGTATTCTTGATTCTGGCGGGAACTCTGGATCTAATGTTATTGTAGTAGATCTATCATTAATATCCCATTTAGCCACACCGGATCTATGAGCAAAAGCCCTTTGACCGTTAGGGAATAAAAACTTCCCTTCTTTATTAGCAATTTGACCGTCCATATTTGCACTCTGACTTCTTGTACGATCATCAAGAGTTTCTATCAATTGTAAGTCGCTCTCGACTATCGGCTGCTGGTTAATCCATTGGTCGGTTTCTGCTGTAGACCTCATCCGTAAAACCTCAGTCCTTAGCGTCCTTGTCGTTCTATATGTTTGACCCTTTCTAAGTGCTTTATCTGCTATCCATTTACCACTAGAATCTCTATAACCTAATGTTATATCTAACTGTTTGTTTATGTTCGGCAAACTTAAGCCTTGCTCCACGCCACTTACAATATTAGTAAATACTTGTTCTATATCAATATTACGGCTAGTTTTCATCTTGGCAGCATTAATCAATTTAGATAGAGGGTAGTTAATAGCCTGTTCAAACTGTTTCTTTGTATATCGGGGCAATTTAACCAGGTAGCCTTCTGAGATACCCTCGTTGGTTATTGTATATAGTGATTCAAAGTAAGACGTTCTGTAATCTTCTGCATATACTTGTTTACTAAAATTATCTTTCTTCAAGTAGTCCGGTCTTAACTCTTCGTTTAGATCTTTAGCAAACTTTTCTGTTCTTCCTGCTCTGTCACTAAACCACTCGGTATTGTCACCAGCTTTATCAGTTACTTTCATTGCAGCACGTTGGGATTTATCACGTATAGAGTCAAAGATAATAGCTATCTCGTTAATTATAGCCTTATCTCTTATAGTTCTAGCTCTAAATATTTCATTCTCGTATTTATTTGGCATTACTCTTCCTCGTCAGTTAATCCAGCTAATACCCGTTTACGTTCCTCTTCTATCATCGGTTCTACTTCTTCCCATTTAAAACCAGCCGTTACATATGCAAGTTCTGGTGGTACTGTTACACCTGATTCTTTAAGCTGCTTTAATGTTGCTATCTTATCCTCTGGGACGTTGTGATTGAATATAACATTAAGATCTAAATAATCCATATTATTATCTGTGCTTAGTCCCTGGGTTAATACAAGTCTAAATAGTTCTCTATATGATTTTTTAAACTCCATTTCTGTATTAACTGAGCTATCAATTAGTGGTTTAAGTTTCTGTCTAATCTGGTAAGCTGTAGCGTTTGCACCATCCGAACCTAAAGAGTTAGGGTTGTAAGAACTTGAAGATTCAAATATATCTTGCTCTAACATAATCATATGTTTACTTAACATCTCATAGCCTTTGTAGTCTTTAACCAACCAAGCCCAATCTCCAGCTAACATTCCGTAGTCCCTAAGTTGTCTAACCATCTTGTTAAACTCTTCTTTATCTATTTCGGCAGCCCCATCTTCATCTTTAGTTTTATCGTTTAATATTACATCGGCAAATGCTGAAAAAGTGGTACTGGCTTTTGATACTAATTCATCTCTTGCATCCTGAGAGTCTAGTGTTTTTTCTACATCTCCCAATCTTTCCGAGTTGTTAAAGAACTCCACTACTGGCACACCATTATATGTATGTGGCATTTGACCAGCTTGGTTTATCTCTGTTCCATCTACTACCAACGCTGGATAATCTTGAGTGTTTGGCTTTAATAATTTGTTAGTTGTATCTGTAAAGAAAAACATATCTTCATTTTCATTTATGTAATTAACCTTGAATTGACCCACACTGTATGTGTTCCTGATCTCTTCTGTCGTGTTTTCCCACTGCATTACGCCAACTAATCTACCTGTTTTATCGTAGAAAGCTGCATAATCCCACGGCTCATATTCTGTATATGTTGTTATTCCTGTTATTTTGTCAGTAAATAATCTAATAGCTTTTGCACCATAAGCACAAGTAGAACCAACAAGATCAACATGTGTTGCCTCGAATGTATTAGCCTTCATAAATGTATTTACTTTATCAAGTGCAACGGTGTTTTCTGAAACAACTTCTATTCCTGATAAATAACCTGACTTGCTATTTGATATTATATTGGGATAATCTTTATGACTTTTCATGTTTAATTCATTATCAGATGTTAAGCCCTTACTCTGAGGTCTAGTAAATACAGGAACACCCGTTGCTTCCCTACCAAATGGTAGATGTGTTTTTGCTGGTATTAATTTTAATCTACCATCTACACCAAGTTGCTGGTTTTGACGCTTTGCAAATATATCATCCTTACTTACTTCGTCGAATAACTTCTTAATCTGTGTTAAATCACCATTGTTAATTTTCTCTATTGTTAAATCTGATAGTATATTATTCATAATTACCCCTTGCGTCAATGCGCTTTGAATCTAGTTAAGCTTAACATAAGTATAGTACTTTGTCATTAATCGTAAATATTGTAAGTCCTTCGACCTTTCTTTTTGATTCCAGATAGCCATGTAATAAGCCATACAAGAGCATCCAGCCTATTAGGTGACTTCTCTGTCGTTGGTTCCCATCCGGTTAATTCGTCCTCTAGCTCTGGGAAATCTCCTATATGATGCACTCTGTTTTGAGCGTATAAAGCTGCTATAGGTTCGGCTCTAACTTCTTTACCTCTGGAAGCCCAAACACCCTTGTATGATATATTCTTACGCTTTGCACGTATAATAGTTTCTATCATATCACCACCGTTATTACGCTCTCCAATGATTCTATCACCGTTTATCTTGTCATATTCCATTAATGCAGTATCAGCCCACTTGTCAGGAGATAACACCGCTGTTTTATCACTGTAAATATAATAATGCTCTATACCGTTTATCATTGCGCTACCACCGGATATAATACCACACTCATCAGAGTTTTCATTGCTTGAAGCCGATGGATCTAAAGCAACACCACATTGTTTAAAGTCAGGATGTTCATAAACTCTATTATTATCTATCCAAGGTCTTTCCCATAATGCGTTATCGTTGTCATCAGTCCAGTCACCATCTCTGAATCGTTTCCGGTTTTTCCCTGTTAAATCATCAAGGTTATCAAGATAATCATTTGCTATATTTTCCATATTATCGGCTGGATTCATCTTTATAGTTTGATATTGGTCTGGTCTTCTATGTTTGGTTTTCTTCTCTGGATCAACCTTTTTGATAAACATCTCATATAACCAATGCTTCTTACTTGGAGGGTTACAGTCGAAATAATACTTAGTCCGAAGCTCATTCCCTGCTAATGTTAATACTTTCTGTGCTAATCTTGACCGTGACATATCAAACGACATAAAACTAATCTGTGAAGCCTCATTGTAGTAGATTGTAGCAAACTCTAAACCTAATATCTTCTCTGTTCTGTCCTTATCATCTAATCCACCTATCCACACCTCTGATCCGTTGTCTAACTTAACAAAGAAGTCAGAACTATTTAATTTATAGTTGCCGCCTATTAGTTTCATAACCTTTGGTAGAGTATCTAACCATACTGATTGTTTAACAGCGTTGAATCTATGTCTTAGTATTACATGCCTGGAATTAGGCGCACCCCATGCACGTTTAACGATAGCATATATAAACCCGAATGTTTTACCGGATCTTGAACCGCCTAAACCAAGAGTATACTTTGCATCGTTCGATAATAGAGTTATTAATTCGTCTTGCTTTTCTGTTAGCTTTACAATAAGCCTGCATCCTTTGATGAAAAGATGACACTGGTTTTTACATCTACTATATGTTTATCTACAAATAGAGTTAAATACTTTCCTAATAATTCAAGAGCTTTTGTTTTATCACTTGCTCTATACTTATCATTCTCAGAATCACCTGTAAGCTCATAGAATGCCATTTCTGTTACATTGTCTATCCATTCCTTTTGAAGCTCTTCACGGTTATCTAGTAGCTCATTGATACGCTTTTTGATATATTCCTTAACGTGAACATATGTTAACAGTCTATATCCTGCCTCTTTTGCTGTTTTTGCACTATATCCTGCGGTTATTGCAGCATCAGATGCATTGAAGTTATTAGAGATATAGTCATTAGAGAATAGTAATTCTTTTGGTGTTAGTTCTTTATCTGTTAGCTTTTCGCTCATTCTCTAGCTCCTGGATTCTGTTTGTTAACGATACTAGTTTATCAAGCATGAAGGTTTCCTTTTGGCATTCGCTTAAATACAAGAATGATTTTTTACCTCTTTCTTCAAACTCTTTAATTATATCCTCTATAGTATAGTCTTTATCGCTCATAGTTCTATATCCTTATTCATTTATTACCTCGATTAGCTCTAAAAATTTACTCATGTTTGTATCCATTAAACCTTGTGTTAAATCCAGCTCCTTAACTCTCTCTTCTAGCTCTATGTTTTTATTGGTTAGCTCTACTATTTTACGCCACGTAAACTCTGCCATTGCATTAGAGAAATAAATATCGTGGTCTGAATCATCTGGTAGTATATTATCATATTCT